CTAGTCGGTAAGTTACGAGAGCACGGTTACATTTCAGAGCCAACTGCGAGATGTTACCATGCACAGAAAGAACTGCCGCCTGCAGACCTCTCCGCCTTCGACGGACACAGACGGGCTGAATGGACCGTTGTGCGCCAGTATGTTCGGGATGACTTGGTTCCCGCTTTCCACTCGTTGCAAGTGCGAAACGGAGATCACGATCTCGACCCCGAGAAGGCACTGGAAGGACTGCAGACCCTTAAGCATGGTCTGGAGACAAAACGGGGAACACGAGGGTATAAGGTGTTCGGAACACCTGGGCCCAAGCATTGCAAGTCGTGCGGCAAGCCCCCCCCGCCCGCCGGGGTAAAGTATAAATGGAAACACCGTGTGTGCAAGGACTGCGAAAAGACCTTGAATGTCAGCGGTGCCATAACCCCGATGGGCCGAGATATCCAGGCAAATTGTGCGGTCGCTGACGGGCCGCCGGGTCGAGTGCACATGTACTCATCGACCCTGCCCCCGAAGAAGAAGAAGTGGGAACAGGTAGAGGTGCCGCCCGGTGCGATCACCATTCGCACGTCCGATGCCCCTTGGATGGCCGGAGTCAGAACTATGGCCAAGGTCCTTGAGGTGACAAAGGAGGACATTTTCAAGATTGACACTAGTCTTGAGAAGCGGAAGCAAGAATGTGTTCTTGCTGGCATCGCGATATCTGGGTGTTATCCGATGGTCACGCGGAAAGGCCTTTATTCCAGGATGCAAGCGCTACTTGGAAGGGCCTTCCTGAAGAAGCCCGAGAGTTGCCCAATGGCGTGGAAGAAGATGGAGGATTTGAAACACCTCATTCTACCGATGGGCGCTCTCGACGGGCCTCAGATGGATGTCGAGGACTGGATTGCATCCATGCCTGGGAGGAGGAAACGCGCCCTGAAGCGAGCTTACAAGCAGTTCTTAGAGGACGGACTGATTGTAGAGAAGGACCTGACTTTTTCTGCCTTTGTGAAGCAGGAACTCCTCGCGGCCTTCGAGGAGTATGAAGGGCCAATCTCTAAAGAGCTCGATGAGACCATAGCCAGGATGATCATGGCACCGCAAGACAAGGCCCACATTATTGCCGGACCCGTGATCAAGCCAAAGCTCATGAGGTTAAAGGACCACTGGCACCACGACAACTGGCTATTCTACGGAGCCACAACTCCGAAGAAGTTACAGAGCTGGTTAGACAAGACCGTCGGAATCTGTGTAGACGGGGAGGTATTTGCCTTCTGGTGTGACTTCTCGATGTTCGACTGTACACACAACGCGTACAGTATGCAACTTATTGAGAGTTACTACTCGGAGATGGAGACTAATCCCCTCTTCAAGATGATCATCGACGCTTGGCGTGTGCCCGCTGGAACGATGGGAGAACTGAAGTTCAGGCTGCACCAGATAATGCTTGCTTCAGGGAGAGACGACACGGCTCTCATGAACGCTCTGTACTGCGGATTTGCCATGGGGTTAGCCGTAGCGGCAGCAGTGAGAAACAAGCCGTTAGAGGATCTCGATTCCGAGGACATTC